CTCCAGGAATATTGGTTCTTCTAATTTTTATCGCATTTTTTGAGGTCCAAACAAGATTTACAGAACCACCCTTTGGAACTCTTTTTAAATTAGATTCTAATTTTACTTCCGGCTTTTCTTTTTTTGTTGAGTCTACATTTGAAGATGGAGCCGCAGGAATTGTATCATCAAGTTTAGAAGTGGCAATATCATCCTTACCATCTAATACTTGATTAATTTTATAAAGAACCCCAATCTGCTTTATGATCTTTTTGTGAACAACACCGACCTTCTTTTCTTTATTATCTTTTTCAAATTGTTGACGTTCTTTTTTGGTTAGGGTGTCTTTTTTATCATCAAGAATTTCTGTAATAACCCATTCAATCGCAGAAGGATATAGTTTATCAGATTTTTTAATCTGAAGAAGACGAACAAAAGCCTCGGCTATAAAGATATCATTTCCGTACTGCTTCTTAAGTTTTGCGAGCTTTTGTTGATTTGTCATTTACTGGGCCTGGGATTTGGCTTTCTGTTCTTCCTCTTCAATATGTTGATTCAACATAATAACATAAACTTCTCTTTCATAGGGCAACAAATTTTCAATTTCTGTAATTGACCATTTATGAAACTGAGTCAGACTAAAGATTAACTTATAATAAGACATCAGGTCCATATGGCTCATTCCTAGCCGAAAAAATCGGATAGCCCTGTCAGAGTAACCTCACTTTCAACTTTTGTTTCTGGATTCACCACCTCCACTTTATGTTCTAGTTTTGGCATCGTTTCAAAGAAACTTTCAATCTTTTGGAATTGTTGAGAATTGAATCCTTCTAAGAAATCGACAATTTCTTGTTGAGTCACATCAGAAGAGGTCCAGACTTCTTCTTGATTATAAATTTTATCCACACAAGATGCAATTAGATCAATAGATTGTTCTAGTTGGTTCTTTTTATTCTGGAAATCAAAGTTGGTTTTAATAAACTGCTCAAGAGACGGATACCGCATTTCCATCATCAAGGAATCATTGATCTTGATTTGTTTAGAATGTTCAGGGTTTTTTGTTACTTGAATTTCGTCAATAAAGATCTTTACGGGGGCATAAGTTTCGCCGTCATCTGGACAGAGAATGTTCAGCTCAATTTCTTCACCAACCGCCTTGCCACGAATATTAAGGAAGAGATATTCAATATCAAAAGTCGGAAGAGTTTCAATGTCAAGATTATCACCCTTGACACAAGCAGCAAGAACATTTTTGACTGCATTGGACATTTCAGAAATGTCTTCGGATTCTAGGGCCAGAAGTAGAACTTTTTCCTCTCTGACAACAAATGGGCGGAATTTTACTTTTTGTCCGGTTGATGGAAGTTCAAGAAAATATTCAGGAGTATTAACAACGGGTAATGCCATAATGATTAATGAATGATATTCCTTCTATTTATCATGCTATATTACGACTAAGTGGTCTTGTAAGACGTTTTAATTATTTTAAGTGGTAGAAGAAGTAGAAGTAGAAGTCCCAATAAAATTCTCTAATTTAACAAGATATCTCTGATAAGAAAAAGACACGGTGCATTTTAATACTTGGGATCCCTCATAAGAAACCGGCATGGAAGCAATAGAAAAGGGAAATGCATTAATAAAATCATATTTTAAAACTCTACTAGACACTTCCTTTTCAAACTTATGAATGGTTATTTTCGCCGCCAAATATTCTTCAGGAAAATTTACTCTATTGAAATAGTTCGTTCCTTTGAAATTTCCAGAAATATTCTCTCCTGCAGCATAAGAAATCCAGTTTTCAAAAAAGAGAATCACAGTATATGCCTGGGCAGATGCAACTGCACCATTTTCTAGATAATCCACATAAAAAGTGAAATCTGATCTGGAATCGTATGCGCGTCTGTAGGCGTAATTTTCGGTGACTCCTGGATAAGAATCAGTCAAGGTGGCAAGTTGCAAGTTAGATCCAGGGAGTGAAGCGTCACAGCAAGAAATATTGATTCTTTCCATGACATTAGAACTTAGATTTACTCCGGCTCCCGCTTCTTCCCGAGAACTCATAAAACTTGCGACTTTAGGTGGAGGATTAAAAAAGCATTCAAAATGACTTGTTGTTGCGGGTCTAAGAAGTAGATTCTTTACCTGACTTATGGTTATTACTACCGCCACTCTAAATAGTTACAATTTCTTAGATATTTAGGATGGCAAATTACGTCCAAGGTTTTTATACTCCAAGAAATCCAGAAAAATATATAGGAGATAAAACCCAGATCATTTTTAGATCGTCCTGGGAACGTAGAATTTTTATCTGGGCTGATAATAACGAAAGTGTTTTAGAATGGTCTTCGGAACCTTTTCCAATACAATATTTTGATCAATCTACAAATAAAATCCGGCGATATTTTCCCGATTTGTTTGTAAAAATTAGGAATAAAGAAGGAATTATAAAGAATTATTTGATAGAGGTAAAACCTGAGAAGCAGACCAAATCCCCCAAAAAAGGAAGGAAAAAAACAGCAACCTATTTAAATGAAGTCGCAACCTATCAAAAGAATTTATCCAAGTGGCAACAGGCCGAGAAATTTTGTGAATCCAATAATATGATATTTAAGTTGGTGACAGAGCGGGATCTAGGGATATAAAAAATGGGATTATTCTCCAATATCGCCATCGGGGCGTGGAAAACTCTTGGAAAAATTGTTTCCTTCTTTGGAAAGCTATCTGACGCAAAAAGGCGGAAAATTAAACAAGACGAAGATCGAATTGTCGATCTTGCACAAAAACAAGGAAGAGACATCACAACCTTTCCTGGATTTACAACGATCCAAGAAGAAAAAGAAAAAATAAACAAACTTGAAGAGTTATCCAAAAACATTCCAAGTAATTATGATCCCAATTCTTATTTCCAACTTCTAACCGCCACATTGGCGAGAATGGACAGAACAGCCGATTCTCTAAAGATGAATGGCATTTATACTTTTAAATACATTGCAAAAACCCCAGAATGGTATGATTTAAATCCAGTAATAATGATCACAGATGCGAGTGGTGAGTACTTTCAGGGATTAAATTTCCACTGGAGAGATGCCGCTGGTTTTGTCGAATCACCTTTTAGAAAATATCGCTTTGATAGGGTTCAATCAAAGTTTTATGAAATAAAAAACGATGAACTTAATTATGTTTTAAAGATTCCTACCTTTTATCCGATACGGATCTATAAATAGTCCATTTAAAAATAATTTATTTCCTTAAGATGAAATTTGCCGCCTAAATAGTTTTACTAAATAAGTCGCTAAAATTATGACTAATTCGATGGTCCCGTATGATGAGAACACGGGTTGGTGGCCTCCATTTGCACACCCCGTACCAACACCACCTATACCACCTGTTACCCCCGCACCAGTACCAGGTGTAACGGAAACTATCACAATCGAGTCATTTGAAGCAGCCGGAATTAGTGGTTTTAGTGCGGATTGGAATCGTCCTATCCCTCTGGCGGAAAACGGTGCGATGTCACCCCCTAAAAGTAACTTAGTCCCGTTTGGTGCTGGTCCAGTTGCTAATTGGAGCCATCCAACAAATCCTGGAGCCTTGGCATTTGATGCTGTTCACAGATCGATGCTGTTGCGGTTTCCCGGTGCCGCCGAACAAATTGCAACAGCCATCGGCAATGGCAAAACCATACTGAAAGTTGAAATAATTCTCCCATATCGCGGTTATGAAGTATTCCCTCCGGCATCATATAAAGATCCGGCAGGTCTATCTTTCCTGGGACAAGACTGGAGAAACATTGTTCCATCTTGGCACGCTATTGCATGGTCTGTCAATAAACCATGGACTTCTGATCGTGAGATCGGACCAACTTACAACGCATCAGTAAACGGTGCGGTTTACTGGGAGAAGTATGGAGCTAGTGAATCGGGACAGGACCACAGCACGACAGCATTTGGACCAACTCTTCTAAGCTCAAGTCGTCCAGAAGCAAGAATTGATGTCACTTCTTCCCTCACTGAGGGAGAATTTGGAAGTACTTTAGCTGAACGTTTAAGAAGGTTTTCGGACTGTGGTTTTTTGGTACGAAAGTGGGAAGTATATGACGCTTCGTTTTGGGTTGACCAGTCAAGTGTGGCCTCTGGATCTGGATATGAATGGGCTACTGCAACAGGAGGGCGGGCTTTACTTATCAATTCTCCGAGTCTTGTTATCCATCTTGGAGATGGTCAAGCTGTAACAGTGACATTGCCACCGGCACCTGACATACAACTCATATCAGAACAGGGGACCATAGGAGCCCCAACTGCAGTATTACCTTCCGAGTCAGAATACCTGGAGTTAAGAAATCAACTCGGCAGGTATAAGCCAGAGTCCATGGATAATGATACTTGGAGTCGTTTGCAACAGTTATGGTCTAAAGACAATAACCCCCCAAGTTTTCCAGAAACTTATAGTGGATACCGAGCATGGGTAGATGACCTACTTTCATATTCCCCACGGAGATGGAGCGGCTTTGATGCTGCTGAACTTGGTGGGCTTATAGGTGTTGGTTATAGGGAAGCAATGCCCAACCCTTTACTTGACCATATGCGATTGTACTGGTGGGCATGGTTGATGCCAGACAGGGAAACATCCAGTCTTGTTAATGGTTATACTGCTAAAGCGGCTGCTGGTGTATATTATAACCAAACTAGAGACTGGCGTGGTAATTTTTCAGTCTATCGCACTTACACCAGAGAAATGGGTCCAATGAATTTTAACCATTGGGCTACTGCCGGCACATTATTTGGCGGGGATATGTTGGATAGTCCCCGGTTGATTAACGAGGGAACTATCGGTCTAAGAGACGTTCTTTTAAATTTGTGGTCCTGGGGTCAGGGTGGTTCAACCCAAGAATCAATAGACCATTATTACTACTCTGTTACGTTATCTACACAAATTCCCTTCTCCATTTACTCTCCTCTCGTTGAACAACAGGTAATGGGCGAGTCTATTCTCGCTAAGAACGTGGGAGAACTCTGTTGTAACTATCACCCAGCTCTTAAGCGGTTTACCAGCTCGGCTACAAGAACAGGTGTATCTTACTCCCTATATACTCAGGACGGGGTTAGCTCTATAATGCACACTATTCTACCTGATGGTGCATTAACTGATCTCAGTTCGACAACAATAGGAAATAATTTACCAGTATTCGGGTATGATCTTCCACCAGGAAAAGTGGCAACCCTCGCTCTTCAAAAACCGTGGTCGCCTGCGTGGTATGGGCCAATGGTGGAGAATAAACCGCTGCCTTACCAGGCCATTTCATTTTACTCCAACAACTGGAAAAAGACCTTTCAGGCTAATAATTATGGTGTAGCTAGTATTAATATCTCAAGTTCTGAGACGTTACCTTTTGTTATCCAATGGAGGAATCAGGATTCTGAAGTTACAACATCAGAATCTCTGGGGATGCTTGTCGGACGTTTTGGGGTTAATCGCACCAATCTACTCGCTACCAGTGGTGGTATTGTCGGTATGCAAGGCGGCAACCTTGCCTGTATTCAACATAATAACCGTCTGATAGTCCTAAGCTCGCCTAATAGTAACCTGGCATATAGCGGAGTTCCCGGCCAATCTACTCCGGCTCAGATTCAAAGCCTTCAGACCACTCTCGGAATGATAACACTACATTCAGGGTGGTATTTACTCCTTGACGGTCAACCAGCAACCCCGCCATTCACTGCTACGGCAAATCAACGTATTGTAATTGTCGATGGTGTTAGTTTCATCGGAATAATTCCCCTTCCAGGGACGAATCTTGGACGTAATGTAGAAGTAGAAGTATTGACAGACGGTGTTCAAACACCAATGCACGCCAATAAAGGAACTTTAGCGGAATCTTTAAGGATAAATGCATATAATTACCGGGGCAGCTCTGTACCCCTCAGCTTTTTCAACTCTACAACATTGAACAGGTCTTGGGGTGGCTATGCTGTATTAACCGGAGATCATACCGAGTATGAAGATGCGGCAGATTTTGATTCTGCCCTGGCATCGGGGTCATTGACAAGTTCTTGGAACAACACAAACGGGCAATTATCGGTTAGCTGGCTACTAGGTGACGACACTGTTAATTGTGTCTTCGTTCCTGAACAGTCAACTACGGGCGGAAATTCACTACTACCAGTCCAAAATGTAAACGGACAGTCCTTATATCTTCCATCAGATACTCTCAGGGAATGTAACCTGTCTGTAATTGGATCAAGAGGAAATTACACTAAAAACGGGTTCACATATAGGAAAAAAACCAACAGTATCGGCTATTTCCTAACCGACCCGGTAAATAATATAGCGGAAGCGTGGAATCCCCTCACTACCCCCGGATTTTTATCTCTAGGTCTTCCTGGTGGTGGAAGAATTGACACTTATGGTAATGTTGGAATAACGCGGATTACCGCTTATGTTAACGACAGCCGAGTGGATATTGACGGCGCTATCCCATCACCCGGACTTGCAACTATAGCTTCCGTCAGGGGAATGCCATCCGATACAGAAGTCTTTCTAAATGGTCAACCAGCATTAACAGTCGGAGAAGAAACTGAAAACGGGTATGTGCAATTTGTCTCATTGGACAACGAACCACTGCCAGAAATTGAAGTTTTATTGAGCTTCAGGGTCACCAATGCAGAAGGGAATTGGGAAAATGCTTCTACGTGGATTAATGGAGATACTTTAGGAATCCCGACAAGCGGTGACAGGGTAATGATAAACCACCCTGTCACCCTATCTACAACCACCCCAGAACTCTCCGAATTCATAAACAATGAAACCCTAACAATAAGGGGTTGGAATACTAAGCTAAGGGCTTCTACTGTAACTGTCAACTCGATAATTACTCACCCAAGTCAAACAGATACTACAGGAGCGGTCGGGGTATATTCAGACTGGACACCAGATAATAGAATTTGGATAGAATGTACTAATTTAGTACTGAATTCGGCAGCGTCCATTACCGCTAACGGAAAGGGGTATGGAGTTGATCCTATCCTGCCTCGTCGGGGTTTTGGTCCAGGAGGAGGAGTAAGCATTAGTGCTATCTCCGGACAGGGTGGAACCTATGGAGGTGGTGGCGGTCTTAGCTCGCGTGGGTTAATTTACGGTAATTTGATATCCCCCGAAGACCCCGGTAGCAGCGGAGCAGGAAATTCCTGGGGAGTTGGGGGATTAGGTGGTGGAGCAGTAAAGATAGAGGCGACCGGCCATATAACGATCAACGGAAGAATTGAAGCGGATGGTCTTTCCCCTGTACACAATACTGCCGGGGGTGGTTCTGGCGGATCAGTTTCTATTACCTGCAGCTCAGTATCGGGTCAGGGCATAATTTCTGCCAACGGTGGAACCGTTGTCGGAGAAGTGCAAGGGGGTGGTGCCGGGAGTGGCGGTAGAATCTCTCTCCGGTACAATACCGTAATGCAGGCTATTCAAAATGAAACACAAAATCCCACATTAATACTACGATGTAATCAAGGTGGGCGTGGTTTCAATTTTAATGGGGGGCAAGGGGATCCAGGGACAATTTACTTGTCCGACACAAGTTTTTTCCCCACCGCATCTGTTAGGGGTGGAGTTTTACATGTTGAACAACCCTCGGCAATTACACTCCCGTCATTAACTATCGCCGGAGGGATGTTCGGAGTAGGTGGCGGATTGTCTCTTACCGTCCAGGGGAATGTGACAACTACGGGTCGAGGCGGGATTTACTTACAGAACGGTAGTATTGCAATAGCAGGTGATTTAAACCTGTCGGCTGGAACAAATGATTATGCTGTAAGTGAGATACGCGGGTCTCTTAGTGTCGCCGGCAACTTAACTAGCAACAGAGTGAGGCTAATATACCACGGTAGTCAAGATTTACAAGTAGGGGGAAATTTCACAATTCTGAACAATGCTCCAATGACAATCACATGCGTACCGGCCGCCCCGTCAAGGTCATGGGGCGCTCGCGTAAAAGTTAACGGTTTGATGAAAATCAGCCAAGGGTCCCTGATCGATCTATCATCACACCCAACAACCGACTCCACTCCGCTGCTTGAAGTCGGCTCTTTTGAGTTGGAATCAGGAGCTACAATCGAAGGTAATGGGAGAGGATACACCCTAGGCCCAGCCGCATACAGCTCAGGAAATGGTCCGGCAGGAGGAAAAGGACAATTTGACGCGGCAGGTGGTGGTCATGGGGGAACAGGTGGTAGAGGTACTCTTACCTATGGCGTTGAAAATGTTCCAGTGACGGCAGGTAGTGCTGGGGGGAATTCCGCATGGGGGGCTCAGGCCGGTAGGGGAGGTGGCTCCCTAAGGCTAGTTGCAGTTAATAACGTAATTGTTAACGGTAATGTCAGAATGGACGGTGAGAATACTTCTCACCATAGAAATGGCGCTGGTGCTGGGGGTGGAATTTATATATACTGCCGAAATTTCTCTGGTTCTGGTGTTATTCAGGCTAGAGGTGGAAGTAATTTGCTAACAGATCCAACCGGTGGTGGTGGTGGTGGAGGCAGAATTGCTGTCTGGTCACGGAATAGAAGCGGATGGACGGGCTCTCTCCAATTCCCTAATTCTGTTGCCGGTGGCAGCAGCAGTGTTCCGGGCGGTAATGGGACACTGGCCCTGATTACTATCGAGTCCGAACCTGTAACAATTAACTCCCCCATCGTTGATCAAACTGCCACAGAAGATTCGCCCTTCAATTTCACCATCCCTTCAACTACTTTTACCGGTACAAACCTCACATACTCAACTAATATCGTGAACGGTGAATGGCTGAGTTTCAATGCGGCCACTCGTACTTTTTCTGGCACACCTCTAAATGACGATGTTGGTGTAGTTAGCGTTACCGTTACTGCCTCCGATGGTGAGTCCTCGGTTAGTGATGCCTTTTCCATAAGTGTTATCAACACCAATGACGCACCTACTGGCAGTCTTACAATTACTGGAACTCCTAGTGAAGGACAAACTCTCACTGCTGTTCCTAATATTTCCGATGATGACGGGCTTGGTACTTTTAGTTATCAATGGAATGCTAATGGTGTAGAAATTCTCGGTGCTACTGCCAACACCTACCAGTTAACTCAAAATGAATTAAACAAAGAAATTACTGTTACAGTTTCTTACACCGATGGTAGAGGGACTGCTGAAACTGTTACCTCGGCCCCCACTTTCCCAGTGGCAAACGTAGACACTGTTGCTCCAGTGTTTTCATCTGGATCAACCGCTTTTGTTGATATTAACGTGGTTGCTGGAGCCGTAGTTTACACTGCTGTTGCCAGTGATAGTGACTTTAATATCAACCAAATTACATATAGTCTTGGAGGGGCTGATGCGTCTGACTTTAGTATTAATCCCGTTACCGGAGATGTAACAATAAATGCCATTCCAGATCCAAAAATCAAAGCCATTTATTATATTACTGTAACTGCCACTGATTTTGCCGGAAACTCCTCTGAACAGCCTGTCATAGTTTACGTTTCTGTAATCACTCTCTCTTCAAATTCTATTCCCGAGAATACGGTTATTGGTTCAGGTGTTAAAATTGGTGATTTTGTAGTAATTAATCCTGAAGAAAGGTGGGAAAATAACCTTTCCATAGAGGGCGCAGATGCCAGTAATTTCTCCATGCGAAATATTGGCGAACTCTTTTTTGTGGGTTCTAGTCCAGATTTTGAAATAAAATCTTCATACTCTATTATTGTAAGATACACTGGCATTGAGATATCATATACTCAGCCCTTTACAATTGTTGTTATAGATGTTAATGAAACCCCAGAACTAAAATTCCCACTAGCCAATCAAAATATCGAGGAAAATGTCCCATTTACATATACCATCCCAGTAAACACTTTTTCAGATGTGGACATTGGCTCCGTACTCACGTACTCGGCTACCCGGACTAATGGGAGTCCATTGCCAAATTGGCTAAATTTCAATGCGACCACTCGTACTTTCTCCGGTACACCATCCTCTAGTGATATTGGTACAATTAGTATTACCGTTACTGCTTCGGACGGTGAACTATCCGACAGTGGTACTTTTACCATAACTATAATTGATATCAATGCCAACCCAACAGGAAATATTACAATCTCTGGAACTCCAGTTGAGGGTCAAATACTCACCGCAGTATCTACCCTTGCCGATGAAGACGGAATTGGAACACTTTCTTATCAATGGAAGGCTAACGGGCTAGAAATTCCTGGAGCAACATCCATAGGTTATTTGCTAGAACAGTCTGTTGTTGGCAAAATAATTACCGTAACCGCCACCTATACTGACGGAAAGGGTAATCCAGAATCAGTAACCTCTTCACCTACCACTCCAATTGAATCTTTAGATACTGAACCACCAGTATTTTCTTCTGGGGGTGTGGTAGAAGTGGATCAAGGCGTTGCTCCTGGCACTGTTGTGTACACTGCTGTTGCGAGTGATAGAGACCAAATCACTTATGGCCTAAGTGGTCCTGACTTAGAGTTTTTTACTATAAATCCCAATACAGGTTCTGTATCAATTAATTTTAGCCCAGACTATAATATAAAACCTGAATATTTCATCACCATTGTCGCCACCGATGAAACTGGCAATAGTTCTGAACAAACAGTTACATTGACTGTAATTGTTCCTGAACAACCTATTACACCACCCATTGATGGTGAGGGTGATGGGGATGATGGGGTAGTAATAGAACCTAAACCAGTAGTTCCCACACCAGGAACACAAACTAAATTACCATTACCACCATTCTTGAGAATATATGGAGGAAATATACAAATATTTTATCCCACTTCAGAAGTGATAAAAACTGGGAATGTTGTGTCACCATTAAATGACAAAAAGAACATTAATATAAAAGTTAATATAAGCATACCTGAAAGTCTTTATAATGAATTACTGAATGAGGGAAGTCCCTTTGTGGAAATAATAGACACTACGGAGGAAACTGGCAATGGCCAGTAAAAATAAACGATATTTATTGACAATTGGGGAGATAGGGGATGATGGTATATTAAAACTTATTCCAGAAGTTTTAGATAAACTTGATCCTAAAACAATTGAAAATACCGAGAGGGATGTTAAAAACATTTCTCTCATATCAAAGGAATCCTTAGATGACTATCTAAAAAACCAAAATCTCACTTTAAGCTCTTCTACATCATCGGTGATCGCTAATCAAGCCTCAAGTAGATCGGTTCGAGAAATCTCATCAACACCAGTTTCTACAGGTTTAGGACGGGGAGTTAGTTTTAAATCAAATTCTAGTATTTTGGTGTATCCAGCGAACATGAGTGATTCTCAGGATAGAATTCAATTTAGTATATGGGAATATAAAAATAGAAGTCTTTTAAGAGATAACGTTTCGGACCCCGAAAGAGTTGGACAATCTGCGGCTATTAGAGTAGAAAATTTAGATTTATCAGTACAAAAACCAGGAAAAGAATTTGATAATTACAAAGCAGTTGAAAAAAAACCATATGTATATCTACCCATAACAAAAATATCTGACACAAATTCAGCAGACTGGACTGAAGACCGTTTAAATACTCTTCAAATGCAATTAGCCAGAATTTCTATGTCATTTATGCAAGGTGAGGGGGGTGGATCAGGAATGGACCAAACAAAACAATTAATAGATTGGGCCAGAGGTACTGAATTCGGAAGCATGGCTTTAACATATCTGGCGGGCCAAGCAATCGGAGTCGGTGGGCTATTAACTCGTACAACTGGCGGAATTTTCAACCCCAACCTTGAATTACTCTTTCAAAGTCCCCAACTAAGACAGTTTGCATTTTCCTTTTCTATGTTTTCTAAAAATAACGAAGAGGCGACAAAGATTAAAAGTATTATAAAATTTTTCAAACAAAACATGGCCCCAAGAACAGCTAGTGATTCAAACATATTTTTAAATTCCCCTTATGTCTTTAGGATTAAATACCTTTCAGGAAATCCCGGAAATAAGTTAGCCGAAAATACACCAGACCATCCTTCAATTGGTAAAATAAAAATGTGTGCTCTTCAATCATGTACTACTGATTATACACCTCTTGGATCATATACCACGTTTAATGATACTGACAACAATGGTACACCGATTAGTACAATGGTCATGTATAATTTGACATTAAACTTCAAAGAACTTCATCCAATATATGACGTAGATTATAACGATAACCACCCAATCGGATTCTAATGGCCCACTACTTCAGCTACGTCCCTAATTTTGATTACATAAGCAACATAAAGGACGCAAAAATCAATGACTACATTCAAATAAAAAACTTCTTCAGAAGAGGAAAGATTTTTGAAGAGATCTTTAATGATGTGGTCTTCTTTGAGAAGTACATCATAAAAGGAGACGAAAGACCCGACAATCTGGCCGCAAGATTCTACGGCGATGCAACTCTTGATTGGGTAATCTTTCTTTCAAATAACATAATCAATGTTCAAAATGAATGGCCAATGCCACAAAAAATATTTGATCGAGTGATGCTTGAAAAGTATGGTTCTTATGAAAATCTATACAGTGGGATTCATCATTATGAAACCACAGAAATCAAAGACTCAAGAGGAAGAACTATTTTAGAAGGAGGAAAAAGAATTAGTCCAACCTGGAAAGATAATGGAAATTTTGTTGTTATTGAAGGAATTCAATATTACCAGTTTTATGATGCAGGTCTAGAAAGAACCGAGACTATTCCTTCAACTGATTTTATAGTACCTGTGACTAATTATGACTACGAAATCAATAAAGAAGAAAGAAAAAGAGAAATTTTTATTCTTAAAGGCAGATATTTAAACGTTTTGTTGGAGAATATTGAGGAGATTATGACCTATAAAGAAGGCGGAACTCAGTTTATCGATAGGAAATTAAAGAGAGGAGATAATACTAGGATTTATAATCATTAAAAAAGAGGAGTTTTTCGACTCCTCTTTATAAGAGTAAATTATGTTTAGTAAGTGTTCTTATTATACAGGATGATGAGTGGAATTTTTATGAGCCGTGTGCTAGTTTATGGGGTGACCTATTGAATTCTTATTCGATTGGAGGTGTCGATTCCTTTAGATCTTTGAATTTGAGAAAGTCTACCTGGGTTTGTAATAATCCCTGTTACAGTACACTGCCATTTTTGAGTATTGGTAGTAACGGCATTTTTACTTCTTTGTTCTATAGACATTGTTGCCCCACAATGTAAATTAAGACACCACTTGTCCGAATTATAAACTGATTTAATTATGCGATACTCAACCTTTTGGGCATCGCTCCACCCAAATTCATCATTAGAGAATACTTGTAATATTTGCTTTTCTGGAGTATAAAAATCCCAGCACCACTTGGTTTTATCAGAATCAGGAGAGCCCATATAATACTCATCAAAAAATTTCTCTTTATGAACACCATAGTAATAGTATGGTACTTCTAAAAAAGTAATTTTGTAAGTATAAATTCTTGGTGTATTCATAACTATTTAAAGGCGCCCCGAAGAGCGCCCATATAGAACTCAACCAACTAATTCTTGAAACCGACTCAGATCATCGTCTTCTTCCATTTCATCCTCATCGGCAACTTTAGAACTCCTATAAGAAGTCTCTAGTTCTTTTGTGATGTTTACATCTGATGGTGTAAATTGTTCTTCAACCTCTTCTTCTTGTTTTTGAACAGAAGGTGAAGGAGTACCAAGAACAAAATTTAGACGTTTTTGGAGTTCTTCCTCGCTTTTGAACTTATCAGGGGAAATAAGTTCCTGTAGAGAATAACACTGCTTCCAAATTCTTTCTAGTTCTTCGTCATCATCACTCAGAGCGGAAGGCGACATAAAAGAACTTTCATCATAATTCGGATATGATGCCCCAGAAGATTCTTTCACAGTTTTGACCTTTATCTTAAAATCAGCACCATTCCAAAGATCAAATGGATCTAGAACCTCGTCACCCTCAAATTCGGGCTTAAGTGCGCTCACAATTTTATCAAAAATCTTTTGGCCATACCTAAAGAGCATTACTTTTCCTTCTAGTGAGGGGTCAGCCGGGTTTTTGACAATGTAAATGTTACTATAAAAACTCAGTTTACGCTTACGCTGACTAGCGATTTTTTTGTTTGAATCAATGCCTGATCCCCACAATTCTGAATTTTTGGAACAAATCGCACATTGCAAACCCAAACTCGTGGGGCAATTTTCTATAAGCCACTTCCCGTTCACCTGAAACCCATGATTATAAAGTTTCACAAAAGCCGCATCTTCTCCTGCTGGAGGTGGTAGAAATCTCACGATTGCGAGCCCAAGTCCACTCTTATCTCTTTCTACAGAAAAAATTCGTTCATCTTTAGCAGAAGAAGAATTCCCCATTTTCTCTGCTTCCTTAAGAAGTTTATCAGTCAGACCACCTAAAGAAGATTGTTTTTTTAGTTGTTTAAAATCCATGTTTTTTTACTTAAATAACGGAACACCGGAAACTTTCTTGAGTGGTTTACCAACCACAAATAATCATAATCTTGACCGAATTTCTTGGATAAAGATCTCTTTATCATAAGAAAGAAACGGCCTATATTTTCTAACCTTATGAATCACCAAAGAAACTACAACGTCATTAGCATTTAATTTCTTCATAAAAGATGTTAGATCATCTAAAATCACTAATGTTTCGATTGAAACCTTCCCCCCCAAATATTGTTTAATAATTCGTGAATGAGATCCATTCTCTGAAAACAATGCCTCGTAGAGATGATGCTTTTCAGTCAGTATATTTAGTTCTTGTTTGAATCGATATGAAAGCGACTGAGTTCTGGTTTTCCAGTTTAAATAATTCTCGTCTCCGTTAGTCTTGAGTTCTCCGACCCACATTTTAGAAGGATCAGAAGATTGAATAAAGTTTGAAACAAAGTAATTTATAATCTCTGGTTCGGTTTTCTTTCTTGAGAGCTTTTCAAAAAAGTATCTGTCTCGTCTTTTATTAAAGGAATCAATATTGGTTTTTACTTTTCCTGAATACCGGAAATAGTCATAATTTGGATTCGTAAAATGCTGACGAAGGGCCAGATACGTCTCGTAGACATTATAGGCGCTCATTGGGATTTTGTCAAGTGGTCAAATCGGAAGTCTTCCTAAAGAAGTCTTCTTGAGAAAGTTAAGTTCAGTCGCATTCCACTTTAGTTTTTCTTTCAGTGGTTTGGTTAGAAGTTTCGGAACCATTTCCAGATCAATATCATTATCATCACAATATTCAACAATTGCGGTGATATAATTATAATTCCCATTTTCTAGAACAAGTTGTTCAATTTCTTGAGCGAACTTTTCAGGAGAATGGAATCTCTTTTTGAGTTCTTCTTCTAATTGTTTTTTGTATTCTTTTGCTTTATTCATGATCTTTTTTGACAGGTTTACCAACCCATAATCGTCTATTTAGCCGACATAAAAACCAGCCGTTCAATTAATTAAGAGTTATTTAAATTTAGTATAACTTTTTTCCTAACCTTATAACTTTTATCCGTTGCCAATTGTTGGAGAGTTTCTGTCGGGGCTCTGTGGTTTTGAGTAACCGCTTTGCGAACATAACGATTTTTGTCAGACGCCAATTGTTGGAGAGTTTCTGATTGAGTTTTTCTTTTAGTGGTTTGGTGATTAGTTTTGGGACCAGTTCCACATCAATATCATTGGACTCACAGTATTCAATGATTGCGGTGATGTAGTTATATTCTGGGTTTTTTATGATTAGGTTCTCGATTTCTTGTGAAAACTTTTCTGGCGAGTGGAACTTATTTTCTAATTCTTTTTTTAGTTCTTGTTTATAATTAAAGGTTTTCATGGTCTTATTAATCGGAGAGTGTTTTTGACTTGTCTTCTACAAATTTGTCGATATATTTAACGACTAGTTTCATGTACTTTTTAAGGTCTCTTTCTTCATAAACAACACATTCACCATTTTCGCAGGTCATAATTATAACTAGTTTTTTAACTTTAATACCTGTCATTTCATACAGGGCCATTGCGTAAAAAATTGTTTGCGTGAAGTATCCCTCAAGCCAGGCGACTGGTTTAGGAGTTTTTGATGTCTTAAAATCAATAACCGCAAGTTCACCATCGAATTCTGCAATGCAATCTACGGTTCCGGCTACTCCTAAAGTTAGACTATAAAGAGCCCCTTCAAGTGCATAAATGTTGTTGATCCTATTTAAATCTGGTTTGGCAAAATTAAATAAGTAATTTGAAATAACCTGTTGTACTTTAGGGAGATCTTTGTTTAAGAGGTAATTTTCAATAAGAGTATGAGTATCAGTACCCCTGTTAGTAGAATTTTTTACTATTCTATCGGCCTCTTCGTCTCCGACTTTTTGTCTCCATAGTGTGAATTTTTCTTTGTTATAATTACTGATAACAGAAGTTATGGAGACTAGTTTCTTGTTTTCCTCATTAATTGTATAATAGCGAACCCCATTTATGTGTTCCCTTTGTAATTTGGGCAAATCTATCCCAACATGTGTAAATGTCATTTTATCCTTCAACCTGGGTGTATTGTAGCATGATCATCAGAATCTGTCAAGTGGTCCGAGGGCGTATGAGACAATTTAAAAACTGTCTATTGAATTCTTATGCGGTTAGAAGTGTCGATCCCTCGGGCTTTTTGGTACGCGGAAAGACCACAGGGAGTAGAAACATATCCAGTCTTGGTACATTTCCATCTCTGAGCATGTTGCTTTTTTGCCGATCTTTTACCAATCTCACTTCTTTCTTCTTTAGTTATTGCAAAAATTGCAGTGCCATTTTCTTTGTGTCTTTTACCAACGATTTTTCCAGCTTTTCTACCTCCCGCGATCCTTTGTTCTAAACTCAAACCGTAGACAGCGGTGCCATTTTCTTTATTTGTTTGGGTCGCTTTTTTACCTGCCGCACTTTTTTCTTCGGGGGTCATTTTAAAAATTCCAGTTCCATTTTCATAAGTAACTTGTCCTCCTATTTTACCTCCCTCTCTACCCGCTATACTTTTTTCTTCAGAAGACATTTTATGAATTCCAGAACCATTTTCCATGACTTTTTGGGCGCCTTTTTTACCTGCCGCACTTTTTTCTTCGGGAGTCATTTTAAAAATTCCAGTTCCATTTTCATATGCTTTTTGTCCCGCAACTTGTCCTCCTTTTTTAGCACCTAAAAGCTGGACTTCTCGTTTAATCTCATCCACACCTATTTGCCCAGATAAGGCTCTCCATGCTATTCTATCTTCTTCATTACTCCATAATTGATAGTTACAAAAATGAAACATGACATGTTGAGTCACAGTAACTTCAACAAGATTTTCTGGCTCATCACGTCCACCCATATACTTTGGTACTAGATGGTGCTTATGGGTGCGTTCGTTTGGTCTACACATTGATCTACTCTAATTTAGTTGGCATTTTTATTTAGTAAATCTTATTGTTAAGGAGGAGAAATAAATCTCCCCTACCTGTTAAGCGCCAACTAAACTAGGCAGTACTATTTAGTCATTCAGCCTGAAAATAATCCAAGGTTGTATTTTGCGACAATGTACTCTTTAACTAAAGAGGACCTACAAATATCATCAATACCAAAATTAATCGTCTCAAAAGATTCCATTTGACCAAGAATCTTCAGGAACAATGTGGCCCCGTCTTTTTCTGATTTTTTTATAAGATCCGATTGGGCAATGTCACCACTGAAATGTATCTTACTATCTAGACCCACTCGTGTAATGATACTGTCTAATTCATGATATGATAAATTCTGAAATTCATCAACAATTATAACGGCCTCGTCAATTGTCATCCCACGAATAAAACTCGTTGGCATAAAATAAAAACTCTTCTGGGCCTTTAGGTTCCCATAAAGCATCTCATACTTTTCGTCAGAATTGAAATCGAAAAGATTTTTGATCATGTACTTATAAGGTACTTCAAATTCTGCAATTTTTTCAGAAATTGATCCAGGGAGAAATCCAATGTCGCGTGTTGCAACGGTGGATCTGACGACAATTACCTTTTTATAAGGAGTCGAGGGATCCAGGACTTCTTCTAGGGCCTTGTAAATTAAAGAAATCGACTTTCCGGTTCCGGGATATCCATGAGCCACAATGTTTTTGCCTTCATCATAAGCCTCAAAAAGTCTTTTTTGATTTTCTGTTAATGGCTGGAGTTCGACCAGATGATCAAGAGTTATTAGTGGTGATTGAGTTTTTTTCTTGTTTAGTGGGATGTTTGCTTGTTGCCTGGATTTACGAGTTGCGCTTGATCGTGTCATAAAATACAAAGTTGAGTTAGTTTGAGGATTAACATTTTAGGATTAATTGATTCTTATGCGGTTAGAGGTGTCAATGCCTCTGGCTTTTTGGTATACCGTGAGAGGACCTGGAGTAGAAATAAATCCAGTTTTAGTGCATTGATATTTCTGAGAATTAGTATTTTTAGCTCCCCTTTTACCGCCTTTTTTACCATTTTCACTTAATTCCTCTGAAGATAATTTAAAAAATCCAGTTCCATTTTCCCTATTTGATTGCCCTCCTTTTCTACTAGATTCAATTCTTTGTTCTGGAGTAAAATTATGGATTCCGGTTTTATTTTCGTATGCTTGTTGTCCGGATTTTTTACCTACTTCACGTTTTTCTTCTGTAGTCATTTTAAAAATCCCAGTTCCATTTTCATATGTGGTTCTCCCTCCTTTTTCCCCGGCTTTCCTGAGAATATCTAATGAATACTGTCCACCCCAATGCTCATTTAAACAAAGTGGATCATCATTATAAACAGGTTTAATAAGTCTGTCTTCGATTTCTCTGGCTTCTCTATAACCTTCGTCGCTGAATTCAAAAACCTGTAGAATTTGTATTTGAGGTGTATAAAAATCCCACATCCATTTATGGGTTACTGGAGAGCCCATGTAATACTCGCCAAATCTTTTTTCTTTATGAACAGGGTGCCCTGTTTATGGGACGCCCTTTCCTGTCCGTAGCGAGTTGCAGCACACAAGGACAAAACTATTTAGGCGAGTTTACGGAATCAAAGTGTATCCATTTTAGCGTTCATACCACCGGCTTTTTTGGATTTTTGTAAGACAGAATTCCATGACGGATGTTTCCGATTCAATTTGTCGCGCCATTCTCCAATTTCTGCCGTATTAGGACAAGTTTGTGGATCTCCCCAATCCCTGATCCACAAGGGGTTTTCGGCCTTAAACTTTTCCCATTCGTCAATAGAAAGAGTAATCTCTTTTTGTTCTTTTGTTTCTTTGTTAATAATCGGATAAGTGGGCATCAATAATCCTCCAAAGTTATACTAGGTGAGTCTTCGCATTCGATGCAATCAACGCATTCATCCATTTCTGGATTGTCGGCCAGAAATTCTGAAAGTTCTTCTTCGGTCAGAAGAATCTTAAAAACACGACCAGTCTCATGGTCTTTTATACAATAGGATTTCATAAGTTTTATGGGGCTAGTTTACCTTTATGTAGACGTTTTTCTTCATAATACTTCCAGACATTAGGAGCCCATTTTTCAAGAAGAGGCGCCATTTGGGCACAAAGAGCCTGAATTTCTAATTGAGCGTCCATCTTTGCCCGAAGATCCATAAAATGCAGAACAGATCTGAGGTTAAAGGATACTACAAAGTTTTGACGAATTGCCTGTGGGAGATAATCCCTGATGTGTTCTTCACACATCCCCTTTTCATACTTTGCTGCGTATCTCTTACACCCCTCATAAATGAAATCTAATTCATCATTATAGTCAGCGAGGGTCCAATCATATTTTTTACCTTGACGATTTGTATAATACCCTGGAGGACGAATATAAAAAACGTCTTCAACTGGAAGTTCGTCGTTGACAACCTTTAATACTCGTTTACCCGTATAGCGTTGAGATTGACAATTGTGTACCACAACTCCGTCGCAAACAAAATTATGATATTTTCCATCAACCTCAATATCATAAGTAATATCAGTCCGCAAAAACTCAATTGAAGAAATTGAAACAAAGTGTGTCCTTAATGCCTTATGTTCTTTAGCGTGACAACTAGAGCACAGGATCTCATAATTATCAATGTTATACGCTTGATTGATGTCTTCTTTAACAGGTGTTTTATGATGGCAATGAAGTTTAGTTGTTGCCCCGCAATTAGAGCAGATCCTTCCATGATGATCCAGAATATTTTCTTTGTTATATTTTTGCCAATTATAAACTCTGACTTCTGTATTATCCGGATGTTTTCTACCAGGATGACCACATTCTTCTATTTTTTCATGAGCCTTAGAAATATTTTTAATTGCATTTTCTTTTCGCAATTTTCTTTGCTCTTCGGTAAAATGAGAGGTATCCAGTTTTTTACCAGTATTATGGTCCTTCCTAATTTCCCAGGTTAACCCAAATTTATAAGCATATTTTTTAATAACCTCATAAGAGACTCCTAGTTCCTTAGATATTTGCATTGGCGTCTTAGTTTTTAATTCTGACGCCAACCAAACTGGATTAGTATACTTTTCCCTGGCTTCACCAATTAAGGCCAAAGATACGCCATTACAGGATACCTTATCGCCTACACTAAGTTCTTTAAGGCGCTGCCATCCATTTTCAGTGAAAATTCGGTGGTCCATTGAGCACTTTAGTTGCTTTCCATCATCTAGGGTAACTAGATATAGATCTTTTTCCGTGTTTTTAAATACTTTTCCAATCTTTGAATATTCAAAATAACCCCTATCTTCATTAAGACTTCGGACTAAAGGAAGTTCTTCTCCTTTAGTATACATTTCATACAACTGAGAAATAGTCGTAGTCTTTACTTTTTTTCTTTTATTCACGGTAATTAAACTTTCTCCTGCTAAGCAGTCAAAAGTAACTCCGACTCGATGAGTTCTGGCCTGCACCATTACGCTATGAACATAACCAGAAACAGAAAATGTAATCTGTGGATGCTCGGCGCAGCCCCAATGATGGCGTTCATTAGCCAAAAGAGTTTCTACAACCCATTCCCCGCACTTTGCCGGAGAAGGAATTTTTTGTTCATGAATAGGCGTTTCAGAATAATCATTTCTTGCAGCCTGGTATATAACCTGCTCAGGAATAGGATAACACTGAAGAACCACTGTCTGTAAACTTTTATCTAATTCAAGAAGATCGGCTGCTTTAACTGGTCTCATAATCAATTTTCCTTATGTAGTTTTTTAAGTTTTTTAAACTCTTCTTTAATCATTTTATAAGCCTCATCGGAAGAAATCTTATCACCAATTTCTAGGCCAACAATAATCTCTACGCGGTCGGAAAAGTTTCCTAGGCCCTTTTCAAAATCATTTAGATCATACATCATCATTCCTCCATCTTACTGAAACATTTGGTAAATCATCTTCCGGTTCTTCATAATACTCTGGTTCTTCATATTCTTCTGGTCTAAGAAGATCCCTTATATCTATAAAGTTTTCTTTTTGTCTTTTTGGTGTGGGCTCCTCTTCGTCATATTCTAGTTTTAACTGGGCCAAAAGAAGCTCCATATTTTTAATAATTAATTTGACTCTTTCAGAATTCATCTTTCAATTAGTTCAAGTTTATGTGAAGAAGGGACCAGTTTTTCAATTACATTTTGACAGCCAACAATTGGGTCTACTACACTACACGTATAAAAATCAACATAGGCCTCTCCTTTTTCTGGAACAGTATGAATTGAAATATGAGATTCGGCAAGAAGAAGAATGGCCGTGACTCCTTGTGGTTGGAATTTATAAGAGCATCTTTCTAAAATAGTGGCCCCACAAAGAAGAGCCGAGTCTACTAAAAGTTGAACAAGAAATTCTAGATCGTCTAGAACATTAAATTCGCAACCATAAAGGTTTAAGATGTAGTGCTTTCCCATTTCTTACTCAGGCGGATCTGACTTGGCCTCTTTGATTAGACCAGAAATATAAGTCTCGGTGCCGTCCATGACCTGCACCTGATAAACATTGGTTCTCATAAGTTTCTTGGCTCTTTTGTACTTTTTGATAATTTTATTGATTTCATCTCGATTTACCGAGATCTTGACTTTTTTGTTGTCTCCAAATCCATCTGACATCAAGAATTCCTCTTTTTCTTTTTAGGTTCTTCGCCCCAGAGTTTAGGACTCACATTACCATAACCAAACGCAATTTTTTGAACATTTCCAAATTTATCGTAATAAAGATCAAACAAATTAACCTTTTTACTACATCTACAAACATCCATTGCGAGATTACCTTCATTATCCTTATAATAGACTAGATAGGCATCCCGAGGAAGAGACTTGTCCCTGGCCTGTTCTAAAGAAGCACTAGAATAAATCAGTTGGCAATTATACTTCCTGGGAAGATTCTTTTTTTCTTCTTCGGTCCACATCATGACCTCCCACCCCATTGAATAAAGGGAAAGGTCTCTTGAATCAGATCAAATGGTAGATTATAAACATCAGTGAGCCGCTTGTCCTTTACAAGACAAAGAATCTGGGCCTCTTTTGGATGAAGACCTTCTAGAAGTTGAATAAAGATAGTCTCTCGTCGAATTGAAGAAAGAGAATCATTACCACCTTTGATAAACATGTAAAACTTATCGGCCTCATTTCTTAGGGTGGTTCGTTGATTACCACCAAGAGCATCAACCATTTTATCATCAATTTGCTTTTCAATGGCAGCCGAAAGAGTGTCATTGTCAGATGTCATATCTCCGGCTGCCGAATAGGGAACTTCTCCTTGAGGAATTAGGCTAACCACAGATTCATCATAATTCCAAATAAACAATGCAACAAGAGCATTGTTTTGGTATTTTTGAAGAATCTCAATCTTCTTGGCCCGAGTTCTTTGAGAACAGGCGAGTTCTAAAATCTCATGTTGAAATGGATTTGCTGGTAAATTAACTGGTTTAACCGTAGTTTTCGGCTTCGTCTTCGTCGGGGTCTGTGTCATAATAATCCTCTTCTATGTCTAATTTGGGGGTAAATCTTAATGCGAGAATTTCGTCTGGAAGTATGTTTCCTGATGCGTCCATGAACTCAGGGTGAATAAAAGGACGAGTATCTTCTTCTTTATTTACATACAAAGAAATAATCCATCCAACAATTCCACCCACCACAAAAAGTAATAATGTTAGTACAATGCTAATGTAAATAGTCATTCCGTACATTTGTTTTCTCCTTAGATTTTGTTCCGGTAAGTCCTACAGAAAACTGAAATCTTCTAGAGAAAAGAGTAACAGTTTTCTGAATGTGAAAGTTGAAAAACTGCTCCTCCTTATTACTTTTTGAACCGATCATCCATAGGATTCCTCGGTTTGGTATATTATTTAGGCTTTCGTCTTGGCCGTTTTGCATTCTTGTCCTTAACGTACTTATCACAATCATCAATGAAACCTAAAATATAGGTCATGATTTTTCTGGCTTCTGGTTTAGAGAGATGTCCATAAGCCTCCCTGAGTTGCCTGGCATCTTCGGTCTGGCCGCCTTGGATATAAAGATTCAGTTCCTGGGCCAGGGATCTGATATTTTCGGCAGTCAGACTCTTTTTAAATTCTTGGGCATCAACCCTACGAGCATTTTTTACCTTTAAATAAGAGTAGAAATTCATAATAAATTTCTTTTCTTTAAAGGCAAAATCAATTGCTTTTTCTACATCATAAAGAGTCTCTTCCATTAGACAAGATTTTGCTCTCTTAGGTATTTTACAGTATCTACACAGCCACCAAGTTTTTGATCATTCATAATAACCTGAGGAAATGTGCGTCCTGGCCCAAATTGATCAATAAATTGTTGACGAGTAAAATCTTCGTCAAGAGTGTAGACCACATGTTCAAAATTATAATTATACATGACTGCTTTAATCTTATCACAATAAGGGCAGCCAGGTTTTGAATAGATTGTGAATTTCATCGTTGCTCTAGTTGGCGTAATCTTTGTTGTAATTGTTGTTCTCTTCTAGCGACCTCTTTCTGGTGTCGTTCTTCTTCTCTAGCTTGTCTTTCGGCCTTTAGTTTGGTTGCTCTTTCTTCAGACTCTTGTTTCCTTCTTTCAGCGTCTTGCTCAAGTCTTTCTCTATTCATGTCCAAGGTATTTTTACGTCTTTGTTCAAAAGAAGAAATATCTTGTTCTAGAAATTGTCTGAATGTTTTCATAATAGCCTTTTTGACTATTTAGAAGTTAGAAGGTTCTGCAAAAACCTCACCAGGGCCTTTTCCTGAAAGAGTCCTAACGAATAACTCTGTAAAGCGTTCCATTTTATCAGAATTAACAGCAGAAATACTGTCCGTAATAGCGTTTTTTAACGCGAAAAGCTCGTCTTGCTCAGTTTCAGAAAGGTAATTAATCACTTAAAGAATCCTCCAAAGGGATTGTTAGGATCTTGTTTATTTATTAGATTTTCTAGTTGATCCTGGATTTTATCAATTTTTAGAAGAGCATCAATCTCAAGAAGAACATGAGAGATTGCACTGATAGTCGTAGGCTTTTCATTCTTGGAAGCCCAATAAAGAGAATCCCGAAGAACTCCTTCGGCTTCTTTCAGCTTGTCTTCTACTTTTTCGCTAAGTGCCATTTTAGTTTTCTCCTTTGGGTGGTGTTTTCTCGATTTTAACCTGATTTTTCTTTAACTTGTAGCGACTGACATAAGACTGAACATGCTCCTTACAAGAAAAGTAGCAGGTTTTTTCTTCTCCTCGGTCATTATAGCACAGCCTGAACGGAAATGCAATATGGAAAGGGGGCAGCTCATAATCAACGCTTGAGGTGGCGATGGCCGGGGGTTTAACCTTTGGCGTCGAATTTTTGCGTTTTCTCATTAAAATACTCTTTGAAGAACTTGTTATAACCAACAAAGGCCCTGATTGACGGGGCTACTCCTAAAGAATAGCAGCACTCGCAATATGAATTAAATTCAAACCAAGGAGCCGTTGGATCAAAATCGGTCATTCCTCAGAATCATAATAGATCTTGTCTTCTTTATGCCTTAGAAGTAACGCAGAAGCAAGTTCGATAAAGTTGTTAATATTTTCCTGGACCTGTTCTTCTGATTCGTCAAAATTATTTGTGAGTCGTGCAATCATAGTCTGGGAAGGAACCCTGGCA